CCCCAAGTTATTGAAGAGGCGCTACCGTTAGCTGGAACGAAACGTGAATCACCACTTGAATCTGTTACTACCGAAAGGATTGTTCCCTTTGGAATAACAATTTCAAAACGATCATCTTCTGAATCTGAGTACCAAGTTGGAAGGGCGACTGATGGCAGGATGTATGCGGATGGTGCAATACCTTCCGAAACAACGAAACGACCAGCACCCGTTTTGGTACCTACTTTACGAAATTTTGCTAATGACATTTTAATATCTCCTTATTTGTATATATTTGTTTTAAAGTTTGCGACGGCCCATGAGAGTATCAACAAACAGTTCTTCAACTGTATTCACTTTTTCTTCTGGTGCAGTTGACACTTCTTCGTCTTCAACAATGACATTGTTTTCTTTTTCAGAAACAATGCAACCATCTATTACGGATTCCACATTTAGCTTTTGAATATTCTTCTTAGCTACTGGAAGCTTAGCCAAATCCCTAAGGGAATCAGCCAAAGAACCTGCTGAACGAGTTGCATGATCTTGGATCAAGTTTTCTCTTTCTTCAATTGGTTCTACTCCTAATGAAATTTTAGTATCAACTACTCTTTCGGCCAAAGTGCGATGTAGTGCCTCTCTGAGCTTTGCATTTTCTTGTTGAAGCACTTGAAGTTTATCGTCATTGTCATTTTGCTCATCAGCATGAGTACTGCCTGTGAGCTCTGAGTCTGACTCTTCTTGTGTTTCGCTTTCTGGGGAGGACTCGGCGTTTTCAGAATTAACTACTTCTTCTTTGCCTTGTTCTTCTGTTTCCACTTTTTCTCCTTCAGATTCTTTTTCCTCAGTAGGAGACTGCTCTGCATTTTCTGCAGCTGGCGCCTCAACTAATGATTCATCTTCTTGTGCTTTCTTTAGCTTTTCAATCTTCGAAGTAAGAACATCCACTATAGATTGTTCACCAGCTTCTTTTGCTTCTTGAAGAGCATCTGATAACACAGATATAAGATCTACATTTTTTGATTCTACATTTACAGAAGCTTCTTCTTGTGAAGGAGTTTCTTCTGATTCTTCTTTCGGTGCTGTAGCAATTGCTGACAGGTCTTGGCTTAGATTTTCGACAGTAGCCAAAACATCATCACCTTTAACGATTTCGTCCATTTCAACATTCTCCTCGTCAATAATATTCTTTTCTGATAGTAACGCAGTATTATCAGCCTTTGCAGTTTCACTTTCTTGAAAGGCCAAAGCCGTAAGAAAAGCTCCTTTAACATGAAGATAAAGTGGTCTAGACTCTTTTTTCTTCATACCCTTTAAAATAGACTCATTCTCTTCCACAGTGGTTATATCTTCTTTATCCATATGTAAAATAAAGGCTGTGCTTTTTGCTGTCCAATTTTCTGAATCAGTTACAACAGTTGATCCATCAATAGCTTTAGAAGCTCTTACACTAGACCTTTGATCCGCTGGTTGGTTAACAAATGAGTATTCTTTAAAAGAAATGTCTTGCATATCAACGAAAGCAAGTTTACCCTTATAAACTTGACCACGCTTAAATTTAGCTGTCTTTGGTCTGCCGTCTGCTGATTCAGCAGCTAGGTCTTCACCTGAAATTGAGCAGACTGCTTTGCCGGCTCTTCCACCAACTGATCCAGTCAGGTATCTCTTATCTGAGATCTTCTGAGCAGCCAATGGATCTGTGATTGCTACCTGCAATCTTACATATGGTGCACCGTCTTGCTCTTTGTCCATCTTAGCAGCAATGATTCTGCCAATTGGCTCAGAGTTTAAATCGTGATTTAAAATAATAGGCTTAGGGTATGGCTCAACCCATGATTGAAGAGCCTTTTCTAATTCTGCTGCTGAGTAGTTATTATAATTAGCAGTTAGTCCGTTCATGTATGGCAGCCACCTCTATAATGAGACCGTGGTTCTTACTGAATGATTCGGAAAAATCATTTTCCAATCCTGATAGGTCAGGAAGTTGAAGTGTGAAACTTTCAACAAAATCAAATGCCATTTTAACGCTCCGTTTATTTTAATGTATTATCAATAGTAAATTAACTTTTATAAGATTAAACAATCTTATATAAAGATATCATACTTTTATGCTGTTGCAAAAAAATTACCCCTAGAATCTCCATTTGAGAGAAAATCTTGCATCATTCGCTTATGCATTATGTGTGGAGCATAAAGGTAAGATGCTGAGTAAAGCTTATAGCCCATTTTTGCTGCGTTTCCAGACCAGCCCAAATCTTCACCCTGTGTATGGAGTGAATAGTCAACATTCTTATATACGTCTCTTGACATCATTTTTGCTGCCATAATAACATCTGACTGAAAATACTCACCAAGTGGATATTTTTCTTTACGATAAGCTTGACCACCAGGTTCTTTTATCCAGTTCATTACACTTGGATACATTATATTTGTTGGAGTCATAAACATTAATGGACTCACCGCATCTGCGCCAGAGTTTACGTGTGCAACTAGTAATTGAATCGTATTTTCATTAGTTAATAGTATGTCAGAATCTAAGCTAAAAAAATAGTTTGGATTAATATCTCTGACTTTTGACAAAAGAGAATTTCTTAAATTAACCATATTTTGATACTTAGATATACTCCAAGTTCTTGTTCCTTCATCGTGAGAAAAATGAGGAATGTCTTGTTTTATATCTAGAATAAACTCTGGTATATCTGGTCTTGCATTCCTATACTTAACTAACATCTCTATGGTTTTTTCATCATCTGGAGATGCTTCAAATATAAAAGCAGTTTTTGAAAAATCAATATTCTGATTTTCTATACAAGAAATCCAATAAGGAAATATCCAATCTCTTTGATAGATTGGACAACCAATCACTAGTTCAATCATAAACTACTCTGAAATAGATTTTGTTGTTTCTTTCACACTCTTCTTAGTAGGTGTGCTAACTTCTGTGCTTGTTGCTTCAATCTTTTCTTCTTTGATTTCAACAGCGTTAACATTCACTGCTGGTGCAGCTGGTACGACTTGTTCTACTGTTTCTTCTTCAGGTTCTGAAGTAAGAAATTCAACTATAGAATCGATAACATCCACCAAAGCCTCAAGGGCTAATCTAGTCTGACCATTGCTAACTGCTTTTCTAAATACTAAAAGAGCATCTGCTTCTGTGTTATCGCTACTTGTGATCTTATCATTTACATTAAACATCATTCTTATCCTTTTCAACGTCTGATTCTATAACAGTATACTCGCTATCCAACAGAGATTCAATTACTGATAGAAAATTATTATCATATCTTTTAATGTCCGGAGAAGTTTTTCTTCCATTTTGATTCATTGGCCTCATAGCGTTACCAACGCCTCTTTTATTGTTTGGTGTATTCTTCTGCCCTGGTCCAGCAGATTTTTGACCATCAGATGTTTTTGGTTCAGGTGCTTTACCTGTCCCTTGTGCCTTAGCTTGAGCTTGGGCAGTTGCATTAGTTGCGTCGACTTGAATATCGCTTTGTATTGATGCATGTGTCTTATTCATGTCAATGTCGGAATCATATCCTAATTCTATGCGAGCTTCATCTAAGGTAATTAAGTTGGATACATATTTTTGAATGACGTGATTTTCTTTTTTAACTTGCGTATCAACATCTATTTCTTTAAACTTAAAGTAGCACCTATCTGAATTTCCAGTTTCCATTGGATTAGAGATTGGATCAAAGCCACCTTCAAATAATAATTCATTAAATATAGTTAATCTTACCATCTCCGAAAACAGCTTCTGCATCTGCTTAATTCTGTCATAAAGTGCAACGTCTAATCTTTCAGTAACAGATCTGTTGCCACCATTCATTGACATTCCAAGATGATGAGGCGCAACACCCAATCCAATTGCAACACGTTCTTTAAAGTGATTTAAGTACTGGCTTGCATCAAGAGCAGATCCTTGTGATCCAATGACTTCCACATCATGTCTGAACGGAAGAATCAAACCACCTTCAGCTCTTAAATTTTCTATTTCTATAGCTGCTTGCTCAATCTCTTCTGGCTCAGCTGGTTGCTCTGCGGTTCCAATCTTATATTTATAGAGTGGAAATAATTCTCTGTGAACAAGATTCTGAATATCTTCTTCAATTTGACGAAGAGCAATAACGTCATCAAGCACATTGATCAAAAATGGAGTACCAAATGCTCTACCAGTTTTTCTATCAAAGTGAAGATGAATTACTTTTTCTGCAGTCCAAACTGGATTTCCCTCAAGTGGCATATAGGTAAGCGGGTCTGTCTCTTGTCTATATGATTTAGGTCTGTTGTGCTTATCCCTAAATATTCTTACCTGTTCAGTAGGAATTAGGTAATAACCTATTACTGGAAGGTCTCCAGTCATAGGTGCTAGTTTATCTGGAAAATATTCATTCAAATCACCTCTTGCTTTAACAATAAAAGCGTTCGAAAATTTGAAGAGTTGATCTGAGACTTCAATTAGGAAATCAACAAATGGTCTCTTCATTGCTATTTCCATGAAATCTATTCTTTGATGAAGATAAGAAATAGCTTCTGGGTTTTCAGAAACTATTTCCCAACCCTCTTTCCAAAAAAGATCTTTATACTTAGACATAGCCTGCTTAACGTAAGAATCCGTATCAACAGCCTGCATTAGCCTTTCAAAGTCATATGCCGGTCTTTCAAAGGTAGCTCTATTATTGAAGTAATAATTGGTACCCTGAAAACCAAGAGCAAGCGATGCTATCTTCATAGCCTTAGATAGACCCTTTACCTGTTCTGGTGCTAAAGCCTTATCAGAAAAGGTAAGATCCTTATCTACTGTTTGAAATGGTAGGTAATCCCTAATTGCCATGGTACGTCCTTATTTAAGCCTATATCTAATAGTAGACTCAATTTGTCTAGGCTGTAATTTATTGTTTTTCTAATATTCCTGCGGCTTCAAAGGTCTTCTTGATAATAAGATCTTTTACAGCTTCAAGCCAGAAAACTGTCTCAGCTTCTGTAAAGTCACTCTTGTAAGACAGATTCTTATCGCTGATCTTAATCTCAACTACAAAATCTGTTTTTGGTTCAACTGTTTCAGTTACTTCGCTCATATTATTGTCCTTTTAACTTTCTTATGATATTTGATTGATGTTTAATTGTAGCCTCTTTAATTACCAACTCGGTCATCAAAGTGCTAAGTTTTTCTTGAAAAATTGAGATAACAAGACCAATATCTAAGTTGGAATCATTATCTTGTTCTGTATTTATTTCAAGGTTATTTTGTTCTGCTTTAGACATTTTCTTAGTATACCATAATTAAACTTGTTCTTGATCGTCTAACTCAAAAAATTCTCTAAGCTCTTCTTGAATTATATCATCTTTAATAATTTTATCATCCATTTCTTTTTGAATATTATTAATAAATTGATCTATGTTATTTCCTTTGTCTATATAATCTCTAATGGTTTCCAGCACTGTTTCTAGCGCGTTTAAATCAACATCTTTTATACTAAAGCTTGTTTTAACACCGTACTCGTATTCCTTACTTAGGGAGCTCTCTCCAGTTTCAACATTCACATTTATTCTTTGTGGAGTTGGACAAACAATGCCATTAAGCTCATATCCGGAACGACCAGTTATAAGTTGTTGTTTTAAAAATCTAACAACTGACACTGCTTGTGTCAATATATTTGTGTTTTCTTGGTTCATATTTTTTCCTTAAATTACGATATTGTGTGTCCTATGCCGGGCCAGTTTACATACGTGCCTTCTGCATAAGTTGGTGCCCAAAAATCTGGACTGGATAATACTGTAGCTATGCGTGATCTATAATATAATGTATACGTTCCAGCTGGCATCGAAGCATTAGTATAAGTGTATGAAGCACTGGTTGTTGTTCCTGAATCTAAAAGTGTACTACCTCTTCTTACTTCATAGCTAATATTTGTTCCAGAGCCTTTGTTTATATTCCATGTCAATGTTCGATTGCCATTAGGAAGACTTCCTACTGAACCAAGTGTTACTGAAGGGTTTGTAAACGCAACTTTGTTTGCAGAAGCCGTAGCCCAAGCTGATACTTCTCCGGTTGCAGCATAAACTCTAGCGCTGATGTGATAAGTTGTTACAGCAGTGGATATCGGCACTGCTATAGTTGCAACTGTAGAACCTTGAACGGTAGTAAAAGGAGCAGTCTGAGATCCGGATAAAGTCGTTGCAGTTTTCCATTCTGTAGTTCCTGATGAAGTAATATTCCATTTAATAAAATTGTAACCTCTTGTATTAAATGTTATAGTTGGTGCTGTTGGAACAAAGACCTCAGTTGATGCAGTTTTGCTAGTATTTACAGTAGCAGTGGAACCATAATCGGTAAAGTAACTGGTAACCCTTAATGTATAAGATGTATTTGATGATAAGGAACTAGTGGTAACTGAAGCTGCTGTAGAAGATAAATCAAATGGATCTGCTGTACCGGTGTTATTCTTAAATAAAAAATATGCGTAGCGGTTTGCTCCTTGGAGATCAATATTCCAAGTTATACTATTTGATGTTATTCCAGATGTGGTTATCACTGCAGCAGCTGTAGTGACTGCATCGCTTGTTTGATAACCGACTGCAAAAGTCGTTTCTTTTGGTGAAAAATCTGTTTCATAATTTGCCGTAACAGCTAATTTATATTGAGTATCTTGATAAGGAACTGTAAGATTGGTTAAAGTTCCATTTGTTACGTTTGTTGCACTGGAAACAGATTCACCATCGGAATTTCTAGTAAGAACCCAATTAAAATTATCTGCTGAATGGTAATCAACTGTAAAGCTTACTTTATTTGGAGCGGTTGATCCAGCTCCAGTTACTGTTGGATTTTCCACAGTTACCGAATCAGTTGTAGTTTCTTCTAGAATATATGTTTCATTTTCTGGGTAATAAGTATTGTCACTGTTATCTCCAGCTGTATCATCTTCATACATTAATCTATAATAAAGACTAGCTGTTTGATTTTGCGATAATCCAGTAAGAGATATAAATGCAACTCTAGCATCAGTATAACTATATCCTGTCAATGGATTTCTTGTTCCATCTGGACGAACTGTATAATATTGAAATTGAGAAGGAAACTCTGCAAATTGAGTAGTTGATGCTTGGGTGATTGTCCATGTTATGGCATTCGTAGTTACTGTGGTTGCGGAAACCGTAGGAG